CTTTTTTTTGTACGCTACGCCCGCCGCGTCTAGGCGCCTGTGAAAGGAGGTGAAACTATGAAATTTAAGACAGCTTATGACCCCGTAGAAGAACATGATCATTGCGGCATTGAGTTTACCATGCCTTCTCTTACGGTTCAGGATGAGAAAGATGAAACTGATATCAATTACATCGTAAATAAGTATGCAGACGGTCAGAAAGGTATCATGACTCTTGACCTCGGCGATAGTTCTCAATACGCTTACCTGCAGTTCGGAGATGCAACGCTTCCTGGCGACTACAGTACAGCTCTTGAGCTTGTGTCTGGAGTTCGTGAAGAGTTCTACAGTTTACCTGCTTACGTTCGAGCTAAATTCGGTCACGATCCTATGAATTTTATCAACCAATTGAACGATCCTGCAACGCTCGAATATCTCCAACAACAAGGTCTGTATAATAGTAAATATACCTTTGATGAACCACAACAGTCCGTAAGTAGTAAACAAACACAAGAAAAAAGTAACACTTTAGAACAAAATAATGAAGAAACACAAAAATAGGCGTCACCGAAGACAGTTACTTACTTGATGTAACTGTCGTAGGTGACGCAAAAATAATCTAAAACCTAATAATAATTTGCTTTAGGTTAATTATTAGGTTTACACTTCGAAGAAGGTGAAATTTTGGCTCGAAAAAAAATAAGAGTTCGAGGACATCGCTTTAGCGATGCTCCTGCAATGTACATGAAAAGGACTAAATTTGACCGTTCGCATGTTTATAAGACAACGTTTGATTCAGGTAAGCTTATACCTGTATTTGTTGACGAGGTTTTGCCTGGCGATACTGCTCGTATGTCTGTTAATTATTTCGCTCGCTTGGCTACTCCTATTAAGCCTATCATGGATAATATTTATTTGGACTGGTTTTTCTTTTTTGTACCAAACCGCCTCGTTTGGGAACACTGGCAGAACTTCTGCTTTGAGCAGGAAGACCCTGATGATAACACTGATTATGTCATTCCTACTATTTACTCTCATTCTTCTATAGAAAACTTGCTTATAGGTTCTCTTTGGGACTATTTTGGATTGCCTATCAATACTACTAATAATATATCTGGTATTAGCGCACTCCCATTCCGTGCTGTTTATCTTATTTGGAACGAATGGTTCAGAGATGAAAACCTTCAGAAAACCGTCAAGATTCAGAAAGGCGATGCCAATGAAATTTTGGACTCTTCTCGCACTTCTGATCAGCCTTCTTGGCTTTTTATCAATGGAGGTATTATTGGTGGTTATGCTTGCCCTCCCCGTGGTAAACGTCATGATTACTTTACTTCTGCTCTTCCGTGGACACAGAAAGGACCTGGTGTTTCTATAGGTCTTGCTGGCACTGCTTCTATAGTTGATCCTTCGCCTGTATCTGGATATTTTGTTCAACAGGGCGATAATCGTCTTGGTGCTGCGCAGTTAACCGAAGACGGTGGCGTACATTCTGTTTATAATGGTAATGGTTCTTTGACTTATCAAGCTGGTGGTCGTTCTACAGCTATAGTTGGTCATTCTGCTCCTGATAGTCTTGGTTCGGTTACTGCTCACGCTGTTTCTGGTTCTTCTTGGCTTTCCAAATCTGCTTATGCTGACTTGGATACTTCTAGCGTTTTTACTATCAACAGCTTACGTACAGCCTTTCAGATGCAGAAGTTCTATGAGCGCCTTGCTCGTGGTGGTAGTCGTTATACAGAAGTGCTTCGCTCTTTCTTTGGCGTAGTTTCTCCTGACGCTCGTCTTCAGCGTCCGGAATTTCTCGGCTCCTTTACCAAAATGGTAAATGTCAACCCAATAGCGCAGACTTCCGCAACCGACACTACCTCTCCGCAAGGCAATCTCTCTGCTTATGGTGTTACTGCCGCTAAATTCCATGGTTTTACTAAGTCTTTTGTCGAACATGGTTATGTTTTTGGCTTTGTATGCGCTCGTGCCGATCTTACTTACCAGCAAGGTATTAACAAGATGTGGCTTCGCTCTACTGTTTATGATTTCTATTGGCCTACATTCGCCCATCTTGGTGAACAGGCTATTGAGCTTCGTGAGATCTACGCTCAAGGCACTGAAGCTGATTCTACTGTTTTTGGCTATCAGGAACGTTATGCCGAATACCGCTATAAACCTTCGCAGATTACAGGTAAGTTCCGTAGCTCTGTAGTTAATGGTTCTTTAGATAAGTGGCATTTGTCCCAGTTCTTTAAAAATGCTCCAACTCTCAACGAGGAATTCATAGTCGAAAATCCACCTATTGAGCGCATTATCGCTGTTCCCAGTGAGCCTGAGTTTTTGCTTGACGTAGGCTTCCGTTACACTACTGTGCGTCCTATGCCTATGTTTGGTACTCCCGGCCTTGTTGATCACTTCTAGAAGGAGTTGGTTTTATGTCATGGCTTTCTAATACTTTAGGCAGTGTTGCTGGTTCTGTTTTAGGATCTGCAGTTCAGAATCATTACAATTCTGCTAATGCCGCACAGGCTAACGCTTGGAACGTTGAAAACTATAAACATCGTTATCAATGGGCTGTAGAAGATATGCACAAAGCTGGTCTTAATCCTATTCTTGCCGCAACTAATGGAATAGGCGGTTCTATATCTGGAGCTTCAGCCGCTTCTGTAGGTATGAGTGATATAGGTTCTACTATGAACTCTGCCAAAGCCGCTAGTGCCGCTGAAAGGCAGGCTAAGAATGCAGAGCATCTTGCAGTATCTCAAATTGAAAAAAACGTCGCTGAAGCTGATTCTGTGCGTCAGAGCACCCATGGAACAGTACTCCAAAATGGTATTCTTGCAAATGATTTGAATCTTCGTGAGCAGACTTATGAAAAGCGCCTTGGTTACGAACTTGAAAAGATGAATTTGGAGCTTGAAAACCTTCGGCTTCAAGGCTCTTACCTTAGCTCTGGTGTTTTGAACAATATCGCTTCTGCTAACCGTGCTAATTCTGCCGCCGCTTTTGATAGTATTCAAACTGAAATGGCAGGTATGGAACGTGATTTTTATAAGAATATCGAAAGTCTTACAGGTGCTCCTAGATCTGTCGCTAGCGGTGTTGGTTCTACTGTCAAAAATGTTATAGGCTTCCTCGGAGGTCGTTATTTTGGAAGGAGATAATTTTATGTCTAATAAAACCACTATGATTCTTACTTTTATTGTTACTGTTGTTGTCCCTTTTATTCAGGAAGTTGTAGATCTAATTGAAGCTCTGAAAGGTAAAGCTTCTTCCAATACTGTTACTGCTAAAAAGGTTGCTTCGGATTTTCAAGCCGATGTTGCGCAACTTGTTGAGCCAGCTGCTAATAAGAATGATTCTAAAAAAACTAGCCGTTTTTTCGGTTCTTGGAGGGATGCTAAATGAGACGTCGTCGTTTATCTAAACGAGGCTCTCGCCGTCTTTTTCGGCGTACCTCCAGATCTCGCCGTAGAAATTTTAAAAGAGTAGGACGAGGTGGATTTAGGATTTGACATTCTGACTTAATCCTGATACAATCGGTACAGGTGATTAATATGGTTTGTTATAATCCTATACTTATGTACCCAGTTGAAGGAGCGATTACTAAAAATGGAAAGCAGCATTATAGTTTTTACGGTAGCCTTGCCTCTCACCCTGAGCTTGCTGGTGATAGCCGTTTCATTCGTTGTTCTTGTAAACAATGCATCGGTTGTCGTCTCGAAAATAGCAGACAATGGGCTGTCCGTGCTGTTCACGAAGCCCGTTCTTCGTCTTCTGCTTATTTCGTTACTTGCACTTTCGATGATTATCATTTGCCACGTGATAAAAGCTTAAGCAAGAAATTTCATCAGACTTTCATGAAGAATCTTCGGCGTGAGTACGGTAGTGGTATTCGCTTTCTCGGCTGTGGTGAATATGGTGAGCTTCATGGTCGTCCCCATTATCATTACATTTTGTTTAATATTGATTTTGATGACAAAATTTTTCGGTTCCGTACAGACGGTTATAATACTTATACTTCTTCTCGTTTTGCCAAAGTATGGAAATACGGTATGCATCTTATTGGTGAGTTTAGCTTTGATTCTGCTGCCTATGTCGCTCGCTATATAGTTAAAAAGCAGACAGGTAAAAATGCTCCTTCTCACTATAAAGGTCGTATTCCTGAATTTATGGTTGCTTCTAATCGTCCCGGTATAGGTGCTAAATGGCTCGAAAAACATGGTGAAGAGTGTTATGCTAACGATTATGTCGTTATCAACGGCAAAAAAATGCGTCCTCCTCGTTATTACGACAAAAAATTTGACGAAACGCATCCTCACTGGATGGAATACATTCGTAATAATCGCATTGAGAAGATGCTGCATAACTTGGAGAACAATACTTTTGAACGTTTAGTTGACCGTTGCCGCTTTCAGGAAGGTAAATATAAGCATTTTCTTGGCAGAAAACTTGACAAGGTATTATGACTGTGTTATCATTAAGTCAGAAAGGAAGTGGTTTTTATAGAAAACTTTCAATCTGAGCTTGACGCTATTAAATCCTACTGTAAGCATAAAGGCATATCCTTTAACTTTATATTTAGAGGTTCTAAATACGCCGCTTACAAGATCAAACCTAATGACTGTAATGTTATTCGCATTGATAATGATTATTTTGTTTTACCTAATACTACGCACCTTATGATCCGTAGATTTTTGATTGCTTTAAGAAAAGGAGATTTAGATATTGAGACTTTATTCCATTTATGATTCCAAGGCTGAACAGTTCAGTCCTCCGCAGGTTTATCACAATGATATGCTCGCTCTTCGAGCTTTTGAAGGTATAGTTAACGATGATAAAATGCTTATTAAAAAGTATCCTGAAGACTTTTCTCTTTATTATGTTGGCAATCTTGGTGACAGCGATGGTCGCTATTACGTTGAGAATTGTGATGAGTCCCGTGTTCCTATCATGGTTGGTCGCGCCATAGAATATGTGCAGACTGTTGACAATGACTCTACTAAATGATAATCTAATAAAGAGCGTATCAGAAAAAGGACGGTCTCGCAAGAGATCGTCTTTTTTTTGTACGCTACGCCCGCCGCGTCTAGGCGCCTGTGAAAGGAGGTGAAACTATGAAATTTAAGACAGCTTATGACCCCGTAGAAGAACATGAT